TGGCTCCAACGCGTGCTTTATCTATGGTTGACGGCGTATGCTCAATCCTAAAGCCAATTGAGAAAGGTTTTGCTTCAACATACACGCCGTTATCATGGATCATTTCAATAGTGTCTCGGGCGCTATGACCAACAGCAAGAACAACATGGTTGGTTTTTAAGGTTTCGCCACTATTAAGTGTCACGCCAGTTACTTTTGAGTCAGTTATATGCAAGTCGTCTACGCGAGTAGCAAAACGGATTTCACCACCGAGTTCTATGATCTCGGCACGCATTTTTTCTACCATGCTGACTAATTTATAAGTACCTATATGCGGTTTACTAACAAATAAAATCTCCTCTGGTGCGCCAGCTTTCACAAATTCTGTCATTACTTTACGGCCATAATGATTTGGATCTTTCACTTGGCTATATAATTTACCGTCGGAAAAGGTACCTGCTCCGCCTTCACCGAATTGTACGTTTGATTCAGTGTTTAATTTACGCTGACGCCAAAAGCCAAAGGTGTCTTTGGTGCGTTGTCTTACTTCATTACCACGTTCAATGATAATAGGTTTAAAACCCATCTGGGCAAGAGTAAGTCCAGCCATTAATCCACAAGGTCCAAAACCAATGACAACAGGGCGTTCAGTTAAGTTCTCTGGCGCTTCACCTACGTATTTGTAGCTGGTATCTGGTGTTGCTTTAACATGGTTGTCTGACTTAAATTGAACCAGTAAATCATTGGTTAAATCCGAGTCGGTAAGTGTGATGTCTAGCGTATAAATTAATTGGATATTTCTTTTATTACGAGCATCATAACCACGTTTAAACATCACAAATGACGCCATTTGCTCAGCAGAAATTTTAAGTTTTGTCGTTATAGCAGTCGTTAGATCTTCAGGTGCATGATTTAATGGCAATTTAATTTCAGTTAAACGTATCATTGGTTACTCATAAACTAGTATAGAAAACAGTCTCGCATTTTACTGGTACTGATACAAATAAGCGAATAAATATTTTACTTGCGAAGGGTAAATTTACGGATTTGTACTGTAGTTTGAAAATGACACTTGCCGTCAAATCCGTACAGTCAAACTTGGGAGACTTTAGTTAAGCAGCCTAATGGTAAAAGTTAGACCACACTTATCTTGGTGTCTTATAACCCAAACCTTTTTTAATTCTAGTCCCACTACGAGCATAGCTCTTGTCTTGCGGCGCTGCAAAGCAGTCCTTCGCTAATCGCTCCTCATTATAATTAAGCTCGATATGCCCAATGATATCATTGATTGCTACAAACCTTGTTTTATAGTCTTGGTGATACACCAGCTCAGAGGTCACTAATTCTCAAGCAGCAAAGCCTAAAGTAACAACAAATAATGCAGCTTCCACAGCAGAAATAGATGCTCAACGTATAGAAAATAATGTAAATTCGGATAATCCTAGTTTTGGTAGTTCAGCTATTAAGGATTTCAATGCTACTGAAGGTAATCCAGTCATACACCGTGTAGACAACATAAATGCTAGTCAGGTGATAAATCGAGGTGGTCGCTGAAAATAAAGCTTTCATAAGTAAGAGGCGCTCTGTAAGTGGTACGAATCAAGAAAAGAAAACGAATACTAGAAAAAGATATATCGATGTTGATGATGAACCATTTTGTGCAATAACGTTTGGTAATATTGGAGAATAAAGCTATCGACCGCGCAATAAAAAACCCCACAGCGTATAGGCTATGGGGTTATATGATAACTTATGATAATAATTGATGGTGCGCCCACCAGATACCAAACAGCGGTTATAAGCCGCTGATTTATATGAGATTATATTATTTATCAACAGTGAATACCTTTACCGATACCTTTATTAATCAAAGTGTCTACTGTTTACTACCTGATTTGGTCCCAAAGTCAGGATCTGAACCGCTATCACTCTCAGGATCAACAATAGCATCAATTTTTGTTCTTAGCCACTTATTGGGTTTGCCCGGCAAGTCCGGATCGGGAAGAAACCCTGATGCACGTCTGCGATGAATAGTCATATCTGATTCCCAGCCAAAAATGCTTTTGATATCTGCTGTTGTATAGTAAATGCCTGTCATGTCGTTCTCCATCAAGCCATATTAAAATTAATCGTTACTTCAGCTTCTACTTCAAATTTTGTGCCGCAGCTTCTACAAGTGGCGATTTGAATATCGCCGTCACAAGGATGGTTATCTTGCACTTCATAACCACCGCCACATTCAGGACAATTAGCGTCACCCATTAGAAACCTCCTTAATTTTTTTAAACTCAACCACCCATACCCAAGGATTGGACTCCCAATCTGTATGACGATCTTCGCGTTTGGTATCCCAATGACGCGAGAATACAATTTGAGCAACTGATAAAGCTTGATCGCACAATCTTGCTTCAATATCAAAGTGATGTACGCCTTCAGCTACCGCATCGTCATGCGACGTGTCTTGCACCCGCTCAATGCGGATATCAGTAATTTCTAGGAGTAGACGACTGGCCCAGCGCGGCATAGCATCGGCGTCATACTTGGTGAGTAGTCCTGCATCGTGGCGTAAGTCAGGCCTTAGATCACCATTACCAGCATAGTAGTGAGTGCGAGTAAGTAAGTCCTCATTTTCTGTACGTGCGTGTAGCTCTTGCACCCACAACCGATCACCGGCTTTGCCAAGCGGACAAATAAAGTCGTAAACCGAATCATTGTAAGCGCCAGTCACAAGTTCAGATAAAGTACAATCAGTTTCATCTGCCACTTTCTGCACGATTGGCACATTGACATCTTTGATAAATTCAATATCAACTGGTACTCTATACTGCGTCTTATCACCTGCCAGCACTGCGTTAACTTCCTGCGCATTAAAAATTATCGGACGTTCTTTTGTGTTATTCACCGTAACTCTCCTTAATATCGCTTTCTTGGATATCCATTAGGCATTCAGTGCATTGGCAAGCAGGGCATTGATTAGCGCCCAGCTCAATATAACCGTAACCACTGCAATTGACACAACAAACTAGGTCGGCATGTGCAACGTCCCTAGCTAGGTATTTATCATCAAAAATCTCTCTTTGACTTTGAGCTATAGAGGCGGAAAGGGGTAAATTATTCATCAATAAAAGCTCCTATATTGAAATGCTTGACGCACCAAGCTTTAGCGCCTTCTATCGTGTCAAAAAGACCATCATCTACTACCTGATCACCTACTTTTTTTAGCGCGGTATAGGGTTTGGCTGCGGCAGGGCTTGCATAAACGTGGTAACAGTCACCATTGGTTATCGGTGCATTTATTGGTACAGCCGAACCGGGCAATTCATACGTCCAATTCAAAAGCTTTATATTTAGTAATGCGTCAGCACAAGCGGCCAGTAGATAAGGATCATCTTTAAATTCAGTGATCACCCAATCTAAATACCCACGATCTTTAGCGTGGCAAGCCACCTCTTTGATAACTTTGCCTTTGTGCTTACCAAAATCGAAGGTGGTAGGTGTTCTAGCTTCTTCACTAGCAATATGCAAATCGTGCATATTAGTAATGCCGCTAATTTCACATAGATGCTCAAGCAACCAACGAGTGAAGGTTACATCCCATCCAGCATGATGAGCATTTCGGCAATACTCTCTAGCACGATCAGGGTAAAGGTAGTACATGAGCGCACCGAGCGAATAACTGTCAACATCAGGTAGTAATTTACGCGCCAGTGCTTGTGTGCAGATACCTTTATATTGGCTAATATCGACACCAGCATTAGCAGCGACTTGGATGTCGAAATTCACGTTATGCCCGATAATGTAAGCTTCACCTTCAGGCAAATGCAGCGGCACTATCTCTTTATGGTTTGGCGCTTCCGTTAAATCCCATTGCCCTATATGTGAAACAGCCATAGCTCCAAAACTTATAGGACGATCAGGCTGACAGTAGAGTTTTGAAGAAGCCACTAAGTCACCAAAAATACCAGCGTGCCTACTGAATAGTTGACCGCTTTCATGAAAAGATACTTCGTCATACCCAAGCTGTGTTGCTTCCGCTTCTTTGCTCACGTCCGTTGCTTCAAAATCTATAATTAGTGCTGGCGTGGTCATACCACCTCCTGTTTTTAAGCGATTTTCTCGCTGTAATTTAGTTCATGTTTAAAGTTGGCCACTACCAAAGCTTGGGCAAGGGGAGGACAAACAGAGTTACCCACCATTCTTGTTTGAGCCTCTTTTGTCAGATTGATTGTTTTGCCATTCTCATCAACACCCTTATCAATAATATAATGATCACCAAAACCTTGAGCACGGAACAACTCTCTTGGTTGCAACATACGAAAGCCGATATCGATTATCTTGTAATCCACACCTTTGACTGTTACCAAGCCAAACTTAGCCTTACTGGTAATCGTGCGCGCTGGCTCGTTTAGACTTTGACCATCCTTTTCATTGCCGTAATAGACAGATAAAAATGCGGCAACTAAGTCGCTTTTATCAGAAGTGCAAGTAGATAGATGAGGAATCACCAAACTGTTATGATCAATAGCTGTGACAGTGTGTAGTGGCTCTTTGATATCACTACCTACAACGCCAGTGTAGTTTTTGGCAATGAATGGTGCTATTAGGGCATGGTGCCCACCTTTGATTTGTGCGCAAATAGTTCGCAAGGGCTCATTGGCTGGCATGCAACGTGGCGATGAAGCATTGGCACATTCGGTAAGAACCGGTGCGACGACACCAAAATGTTTGCCACCGGCTGTCATTGTATGCAGTGGTTCATTAATGCCATGCCCAACATTGCCATTTCTTAGTTTGACAATAAAAGGTGTTGGATTATCGACAACGTAGCGCATCATGCCAGCCGCTATGCGTTTGCAAGTATTGTCTGCCAATGGGCGCTTGGCGCGCACCCCATGTTCGGCTTTAATCTGTGCTGATGTATCAAATATAGACGGTGTTGGAATTGACCAATCGATACATTCGGCCGCAGTCTGCCAAGGCAATAACTTGCCGTTTCTTACAGCTAGCGATTTAGGGTCTCCATGTGTGTGCTTGGGCCAAGCAATAGGCAGTCCGTCACGCCGGGCAATTAGAAAGAAGCGCTTACGGATCGTAGGCGCGCCATAATCACATGCTCTTAACTCTCTGTATTCAACTTTATAGCCCAGCCCTTTTTTCAGTGCTTTGTACAACGCTAGCTTTTTTTTGATGCTGTAGTTGTACTTGAACAGATTTGAGTGTATTAAATCTTTAAATGCAGGACTATCAGTAGGTACGCCAGTAGATAGTGCTTGTATAAAACCCTTGAATGTCTCGCCCTTTCTGTCAGGACAAGGCTTATATTGTCCATTACTATCCTTAACCAATGGCCCCCAGTCCTGAAACTCTTCTACATTTTCAAGCTTCATCACACGCGGCTTGCATAAAAACCCCCAGTTAAGAGCTACCCAAGCCAGACCACGTATAGCCTTGCTTACTGGTTTGCTTCCTTTGGCTTTTGAAAAATGTTTGCAGTCTGGCGATAACCATACCAAGCCGACAGGCTGGTTACGAGTTACTTTGATAGGATCAACATCAAAAACGGATTCGCAAAGATGTGTGGTATGGGGATGGTTGATACGGTGCATAGCAATTGCTAACGGATCGTGATTAATAGCGATGTCCACTGGCCTACCAAAAGCAGACTCAAGACCTTCTGATGTGCCGCCACCGCCAGCAAAGTTATCGATTATTAGTTCATGTGGTAATAACATATCCATACACTTACCCTTCCTCTAATTCATGCCATAAGTAGTCATAAGAAAAAGGATTTACCAAACCCATGATTGGCACTTTCTTTTTCTGCTTCGCTTTGAGCGCTTCAACATCAATCTCTTTTGGAAACTTAGTCATGTCTTTTTGCGCTCGAATGATGACGTAGGACTCTTTCAAGTTCATAAGGCCACTACCATTACGTGCTGCATCACATGCCATGTTCGCGGCATCTGGTATCGTCTCGCGACCACCATAGCCCTGATACTCGATAGTCGCGCAATATCGTTTACCGTCGTTCATATAAACGTGTGCTGTCACAACGAACATGCGCGGCTCATTCATGATCTTTTTGCGCATCTTGCGACTCACCCAATCGCCTTCGTACTCAGTGCGAATTCTTACTTCGTCTGGAGTGAACGAATTGTTCAGCGGTATGCGCATAAAACCTTCGTACATTTCAGGCTTACTGGCTTTCGCTTGGTTAATCTTTTTCGTTTGCGCCTTCTTGCGCTTGTCGCGGTTTTTAGTCTTTGCCATGGTTAGCTCCTAATCTTCGCATCTTGCTTCGCTGTAATGATCATCAGCGTCGAAGTCTTCTATTTTTGTGATTGTCGTTTTAGCAGCATAAAGCTTAAATATATAAGCGCTAATAACACTCTCTAAGCCACGCGGACAAGTAGGGTTAAAGGAGTGATTGTGGCGATGATTGATTCTAATAGTTGCGACTGGATTGCTGCCAAGATATAAGTTGCATATCTCTTTCTCAGAACCATTGGTATCTAACTTTACACTCAGGCTATTGCCATAGCTTCTTTCGTCTACCTCGAAAGAGATTGAAGATAGGTAATCATCCTCTTCGTCAAGATTATTTCTTACAAGCTTGACTATATTGTCTGCCAAGTCAGCTAGTGATATCTCTTTTGGCGGCACACTAAGCAAGGTTTCAATCTGCTCATCCAAGTCTTTGCGCATTTGCTTGCCAAAGTACTTATCAATATGACCTTGCACAGCAGTAAGCATGATTTGGTTGTAAGAGGCATAGTCGATTTTGGAAAAATCGACATCAAGTCCAGTCTTGAAGGCTTCTTCTAGTTTTTTAGATAGAGGGCTATAACTTCTAAAGGTATCGCTTAAAGCATTAGCAACCAATTTTTCAACCTGATCATTAACCAGTTTCTCAATAGCGCCACTTTCGGCCATTTCATTAAGTTTGTTCTGCACCAACTCATTAAGTTCTTTCATAATCATTCTTCCGTAGTAAGTTAAATAAGGTGTTTAGGCCGGCAGTTGTCCTTTCAAACTAACCCCAGCGTCATAGCCTTGGTGAGCCATCACCTCACCAACTAGCTGATACCAGTTACCTAAACGATTCGATGATTATTCCAAAAAGTTAAAACTGACCGTCAAGCCAGCTTGCGCTCGTCACAGTAGATTGGCGTATTATCTTTATGCCACTGCTTATGACATGGATCGCACAGCCACATAACATCCAGCAGCTTGTTATAGTCGCAATGATGACCATGTAATTCAGATTCACGCTGGCAAGTCTCGCAACAAGAAGCTCTAGCTATCTTGCCGTCACGCAAGGCGTTATTAACTGCATTGTGCGCTTGGCGTATCAGTGGATTGCGTTCGGCATAAGCACGTTTAGCCGCACTTGCTCGCTGCTGACCTCGCTCAGTCTGCTGATAATCCTTACGCGCTTGTACACGCTCAGGATTGTTAGCACGTTGTCTATCGAACTCGCGGCGAGCCTCGATATTATTAGCTCTGTTGGTTCTAGCCTTGGCGCGTATGCACTCTTTGCAGTCGCCAGACTTACCATCACTGCGGATAGATGACTTGTAATAATCAACCTCCGCTTTGTTAGTTTTGCAGTATCTACAATGAATCATGATTAGCTCCTCAGAATGGAATATCCATGTCGTCAACCATCGGGGCGTTGTTCGATGCTGGATTGTTCGCTGGTGCGTTATTGCTCTGCTGCGCTGGCGCCCCGCGCTGATAAGTAACGCTATTGTTTTGCTGTCCACCTTGATTAGACATCTGATTATTAAAACCATTTTGCGGCTGACCGTTCATTGCAGCTTCGTTCTCAGCCTTCTCTTTAGACTTCGCGCTGTACTTAATCATTGCCTCAGTCACGGTGTTAAACGCCTCGGGGTTTGCTGGCTGGTTATTAGCCTTTTCATGCGGTAACTGGCGCGTTTCAGCGTCAAAGACATTGAAAAGATCAGGTGCGCCGCGTTTAACCTCAAACTTCGTTTTATGAAAGTAGTATCTATCAGTTAAGAACATACCGACCTTCTTGCCAGCCAGCTCAGGGGCCACCATGCCATTGACGGTTACGTCCTTTTGCTGATCGAAGTCGTACTCTTGGTGCGAGCCTTGCACTTGTGATAGTGAAGGGACGTTGGCGCAAAGCATCATGGCGTTAATGATGTTTTCGCCTGACCAGCTTTTGCCTGATTCGTCAGCGTAAGGGATTTCAATCATGGCGGTTGATTTATCGGCGTTCATAATATGAACCGTTAAGTTATGAACAGCCGGACTCATGCGAGTGTTGGTCTTCCATGCTGCGCTAAGTATTTTATAAACATCGCTAGTATCACCAGTGATGTAGTTTGACTGGCCAACTTTAGCGGCCTTTGATTTATCGAGTTGCCAAAAGGCTTGTTGTGATTGCTGATTCATGGTGCTTCTCCTGATTGAAAAATTAAGCCTGTTCTGGCTGTTGGTATGGGTTTTTAAGTAAACCGTAGTATTCGCAAATAGCATCATCTACAGCGTTAAGGTCGTTCGGAATAAGGTCAGACTTGAACATATCTTCAGGGCTTTTAACGGTGTTGAAGCCGTTATTTTTGGTCATAAAGAAGTGGCTGTTGTCTTGAATAGTGGTCTGCAAAACCATTGTTACCATGCCCTCTAAGACGATCTTGTCATCGAGCATCTTGCCAATGGTTTTAATCTTGCTTCTACCGTTATCTTCTTGGATGTGCGAGAGGATATAAACGCGCTTATCGTCTGGCACTTCACGAATAGCAGTGTTGATGATTGACCAGGCGTTATAAGCCATGATGTTGTAGCGCTGAAAAGCAGCGTCACCAGTGAATTTTTGATTAGCGCCACCAATGTATTCATTGCCCATGACGTACTGAAAATCATCAATGACAATGACCGGTGCTTTCGACTGCAATAAGACCTGCTTAATACGCTCAGCGTTGTCAGTCGCCATTTTTTTGAATTTATGGCCACCGCGAAAGGGTAGTGGCTTGTTGTTGACGTTGATAACGCCCACTAGATTTGGGTCCAAGTGCTTCAAGCTGAATGACTTGCCTTCACCTGAATTACCTAATACAAAAGTTGTGATAGCCATTAGGTGCTCTCCTTATCCATCATAAAAATACTGTCAAAGTCAGCGAGCATCCGATCTGTCACTGACTGATCTACTGGCTGGCGAGACGCTGCAAGTTCTTGTTCGGCCTGCCAGCGCATTTCGTATTCATGGGACCGTTCCCACCCAGCTTGCGGCTGTTGGTAATTACTCATGGCTTTGGCTCCGTAGTAGTTAGCGTGACAGCCAACTCATAAGCCAAGCTGTCAGGATCACAATCAAGACCTTCATCGATAAGCTCGGCATGGGTCATTATTTTACAGCTGATTCTGCTACTCATGATTCCACCTCACTTTTTAGCACCAAGTTGTATTGCTCAGGCATTTGAACCATAGGCTTATCTTTAGATATAGCGCCTAAAGACAGCCTTAGCATCATTTGCTGCTCTTGGGTCATGCCTATCTGCACTATACGACCGTCAGCCATTCGCTTGATTAAGCCGATATGCTCGATATCATCTGCAAAACCGTGATTTAAACTCATGACTCCCTCCCATACGCCGTAGCGATTACTTTGTTTGCGTGGCGTGCCGTTTCAGCCTGCTGACTCGCTTCGCCATCCAAGTCATCTTGATTGACGCTATCAGCAAGTAATGGCTGGCTGGTTGATGTCGCTATATCTTTATCGAGTTGAGACAACACGTAGTTGTTACAACCGGTAATTGAGCCAACAACAGCTATGGTGAGAGCAACTGCTAGCCCGCCTAGCAAGTAGATCAGGCATTCTCGCGTATGCTGCACAAAGCTGGGTTGACGCAAAAACTGGTCGGTCTCATTACCCTCTAGCAGCTTGGCTGGCGAGTAGCCCCAGTCGCGCAGTCCTTGCCAACCTATCTGACGAATATAAGCGCCAGTGCTTGCATCGGTTAAATCTGCGTACTGGTCGCTGGGGTGGATGTTTAGGTGCTCGTTGGCACCAAGTTGGTAAACCGTGGGCGCATATCTATTGCCCTTCTTGACTAATTTTAGTAACTGACTCATAATACTTACTCCGTAGTAGGAATTACCCCAGTCAATTTGCCTTGACTGGGTTTTTTTATGCCTGAGATTTGAGGTTAAGCGCAAGGATTAAAGCGTCGGCGTGTTGCACTGCTGACAGCGCTATCTTGACGCTGTTCACTTGCTTGCCAGCATTGGCAGCAATAAGCCCTTGCATGACCGCCACTGCCAACTGGTCGCTAAACTCTGCCCCATATCCTCTATTGCTGCTTTTACCGCGTTGACTGTGTAGATTGATGTTGCTCTATACGCGTTAAGCACCCTTATATCTACTTCGCTCATGCGTTCTCCTGATTCAAAGGCTTTGCTCTAACAGCGTGGCAATCTTCGCCGTATTGTTCGCGCAAATCCTCCATGCGCTCATCAACGTCATGAACCGATTCCGTTGTGGTGATTTCTTCGCCGCTGTCAAGAAATACCGTAAATTCAAATTCCATGCTTTTATCTCCGTAGTAGTGGTCATAGACCGTTGGTTAATACGTCATAGCCAACCGTCGAAAATGATTGGCTATTTTTTATTAGCTAAATTTTTATCATCAAGTTTTTAAATAGTTTTAGCGATTGCTCGCAGGGCGTTTGCCGTTTGGATGTAGATATAATACCTACTAGGTAGTTTTATGTCAATACCTATAAGGTATTATTTTAATATAAATAAGCAAAAAAAATACCTGACGAGGCGTTCAGGTATTTTTTTAGGTACAAAAAAACCGCCAATTAAGGCGGTTAGTTGTTAGAATGATTTGAAATTAATTGTTAAAGGTAAGTGTTATGAGTCAAATTCGTAGTTTTTTAATAGATAGCCTGGCTTACGTCTTAGCTAATAGCAAGTTAGGTCATAGAATTACCGATCTTAACAAAGAGATGGTGCGCCTAAGAGATACCGAGCTTTCAATAAGCTCGATGGTGCTGCCCGGCCCGTGGGATGAAAATGGACCTATGCGCGGTGGCCGCAATATTGAGCTGGCAAGAAAGGCCTTAAAGAAATCAAAAGACCCTAGATACATTCGTAATCCGCTCTATAGCCCTATGAATCACGAAAGACCAAATGGGCATTATTTGTTTGATGAGTTAAGAAAATCTGAGCCTGAACAAAGCGGATGGCGATTCCTAAACACAAAAACAATAGTTAGTGTAGATGGGCAGGAGTTTGAGTTACTAGAGTCCGTTCAAGCAATGCCTAATACTGTAGCTAAGGTCAAGGAAGGTAGCAGTGTTGGCTAACTATTTGAGAACATAGACGTTGTATATGTTTTCGCAGATAGGTTTAATTAATTTCTTGATATCCTCATCATCCATTATTGTCATAACAGAGTAGGCCAGCATCTCAATATGCTGGCCGCCCTTATCAAAGGATGTGGTAAACCCAGAACACCCTTTTTCTTCGATAGAGGTTATAACAGCCGACAATTTAGTCTTAATTTCTGTTGACTTAATAAAATCAATATCATTTCGATTTTCGTTCATCATGCACACAATAAGTCTTTTACTCATTTTAAATTCATTCCTTTTTTAATCTAATCCCAATCCACTGCCTCACAATAGACACACCAGCCAAAAGGTAGTGTCTCCACTAAGCTGGCATGTTTGATTAAGTGGCACACCCAAATATAAGCCCAATCATTAGTATTCGACATATTTAGCCCGCCCTATAAACTTGCTCACCTACTATGATGAGACTTTCATGGTTATCAGCAGTTACCAGCCTGTCCGGGTAGTTCGCATTAAAACTGTGCAGCCTCAACGCACCGCCAGCTTCTCTAAATATCTGCTTAAACATCCTATCGCCATCTAGCAATATTGCGTAGACCTTGCCATCATTGACTTCTATAGCGCTTATATCTAAACCCACCTCATCTTTGTCGTTAATATACGGACTCATACTGCCATTAGCGGCACATACTAACTTGAAATTCTCAGGCTTAATATTCTTTTCCCTGAAAAATGATGGGTGAAAGTTACGAGTGCCTTTTATATTCTCAAATTCGCAGTCATAACTACCATTGCCGTTACCACAGCAAAAGTATAAACCGTACAAAGGTATAGGTATCAGGCCGTCCGCGTCATCAGTCACGTTCACACTATTTCCACCCCTAATAGCCTCTAGCTCTATTTGGTTGCTGTCATGTTCATGATCCAACCAGTTAGCAGGTTTGTTGAAAAACACCTCTATCTTCTGCGCTATCTCATCGCCGATTGCTTTGGTTGGGTTCTTACCTATGTAATGCCCTAGCAATCCATAATTAATTCCCGACTTATCCGAAAATTCACGGCGAGTAAGACCGCTGTGCGTTATCAGATTTCTAGTATTTTCTCGCCTAATAACCTCTATGCCTGAAAAATTCTTGCTCATATTGCAGCCCTCTCATCTTATATGTTGATTATGCCTCTTTATACCTAAGAGGTAAAATCACCTGTCAGGTATTATTTTTATTGACTTATTTATACCTGTGAGGTAGTATTTATCCATATTATTAATACCGAGGTATCAAATGAGCGATTTATATGACTATTGGTCAAACCTGAGCCAGTCCCAGCGTGAAGAGTTTGCTGCTAATAGCGAATTTTCGATCGCTTATATCAACACTCACTTAATTCACAAACGAAAAGTGCCGCCGCTGTTAGCGCTAAAACGATTAGCCGATGCTAGTGATGGCGAGCTTACTTATCACGGTCTATGTGATTTTTTTCTTAACGAACAATCAGAAGAAGCTTAACCCTCTCATAAATACTAAGCCTAAAAAATCTTAATAAAAACGTGCAAATGAATAGGAAAAATACGATGGACATCATAGATGCAGCGCACAAAACAGTACACAGCACCACGCATGGCGGGTCAGCCGCACTAGCAACGCGCTTAGGTATGTCAGTCACCATTCTAAACAACAAAGTCAATCCAAATGCGACAGCTCACCATCTGCGCTTAGATGAAGCTGTGGCAATCATGGAGTTCACGGGCGATCACGGCATCATCCAAGCGATGGCGCAGCGGTTGGGCGGAGTGTATTGCGAAGTGGGCGTGGCAGCAAAGAAGGACGACTTAATCATGACCGCCTTGTCCGCATCAGCATGCCAGGGCAATGTCATGAATGAGCTACACCAAGCACTTGAAGACGGCAAGATCAGTTGCGATCAGCGAGTATCACTTAACGCCGTAATACAGACAGCATTGTCGGAGTTACGTGCACTTAGTCAGCACGTTGACGAAAAGCACGCCAGTGACAACCCGCATATCGTCGCTCGCTGGCAGGAAGAGGGTAGAAAATGAATTGTACTCATGAAGATGATGAATTTGACCACCTACAATCTAGAATCTCTATCCGTGAGCAACGTCAGCAAAAAGAGCGCGAGCTCCAAATGAAAATGGAACTGACGGCGGATGAGCTTAGTGAGCTTATCAAGAAAAAAGAGCGAGAAGAAAAAGCGAGAAGAAAAAGCGACTACAAATACAGTAGTGGCAGTCGTATTTCTATTTTTGATAAGTCTGGCTATCTACGTATTAATCAAATTTAAGTAAGGATTATCATGTTAATAGAACATCATTTTGCGGATTTAAGTCGTCACCAAAAACCTGTTAACCCTGAATGGAAAGCAGCCGTTGCTGAGTATTTAGAAGAAGTGGGTGCTACTGATCTTGATGATCCAAGCGCACCGAAACGCAAAACACCGCGCACAGACGCTCAGTTGCGAGAGCTTGACGGTTTTCAACGTACTAAAGCACGCAATAAAGCAAAGCTTGAACACCAAGCAGCATTGGCTCGCTTAAATGACGGCACAGCAATATTGCGTCAGAAGGGTGATCGCACCAAGCCAGCGGCTAAGCAGCTAAAGGTAGCTAAAAAGGTAGCTAACCCAGCTAAAAAGGTAGCTAGAGCTAAGCCGCTTAAAAAGCCTCAAGCGGTCAAGTCAGTGGTCAAGACCTCTAAACCCAAGCCGCTTGGTTATAAATTGCGCTACTCAGCAAAGCAAATTAACGCTTCGCAGATAGAGTTATTAAAGAAAGGCCTTGTTGTCAAAAAAAGACGTGAAGCGATGATTGAGACATTAAAGTCTGGCGGTTCGATCAAGCCGGTCGATTGGCGCGGTAAAGGCTTGCGAGGCCATCAGATACAAGGCAATGATTTGGAAGTGATCGAAGACAAAGAAGCGCTGAATATTGTGCGCGTACACCAGATGCAGACTAGAACGCTTGGTTTCATGGTTGATAACTTTAAGCGTTATGACATGCCAAAGCCTATCAGTTGCTACCTATCAAGTGATGACAGAGAAAAACTGTTTACCGCTATTCGCAGCAATCAGTTAGTCACAGTGCAAAGTTTTAAAGAAGACACGCCAGCATGCCGCCGAGTCATGGCAACTCTGTCACGTAAGTACGGACTTAATATTCATTCAGTGATGAAGCGCAACAACACGCTTGGCTGGATCTTACTTGAAGAAGCGGTTGATGCTGGCGAGTTGGAAGCAACGCGCGAGTCAGAAATCAGTGAGCTTGGCGATATGTTGCAAGCCATCGATTATCTAAGAATTGAGAAAGAAGTGGCGGCTCGTATGCCGACTTCTACGCCTGACGAAATACTGGAAGCGGCATATCGCGAGTTTAAGCGTGTGGCTAAAGATGCTGGTTCAACGATCAGTGAAGTGTTGGCAGTAAAAGACGGGCAATAAAAAACCCTTAGAGCGACGAACTCTAAGGGCGTTTAACAAACTTAACCTGAAATTGGAGTATATCAGACATGAATAACCTAATGCAAAACAATGTGAAAACTATGAGCAGCTTAGAAGTGTCCTCGCTCACTGGTAAGAGTCACAGCAATGTACTGCGGGATATCCGCAATATGTTAAGTCAGCTTGATAAATCAATTTTGAATTATCAGCAATATCAAGTAGTTACAGACAAACAAACCAATAGAACGTCCGAGATAAAACTTGATAAAGATTTAACTATTACGTTAATAACAGGTTATGACGTAAATACTCGCCATCGGATTAATAAGCGCTGGCAAGAGCTGGAAAATCAGGTATCAGCCAGTAGTCCGGTCACGCCAGCACTGCCTAACTTTACCAATCCGGCAGATGCAGCGATTGCATGGGCAGCAGAGTACAAAGCTAAAGAAGCGGCACAAGCTCAGGTCATCGAGCTACAGCCAAAAGCGGCAGCATTAGATACCCTCAGTCACGCTAAAGGTGCGCTTGGCATACGTGAGACAGCAAAAGCCGTCGGCATACCTGAGCGAGAGTTTGTAAGGCGTTGTCTGGATAAAAGCAAGCCTATGTCGTCAAGATTCCTGTACCGCGATGACAGCGGCAGGCTAAATGCACACGCCCACCGTATCAAGCAAGGCTTTATGACTCAGAAAATAGGCAATTATGCAGATAAGGATGGTTATGATTTTGCGACTGTCCAAGTTAAGTTTACCGCGGCAGGCGTGGCACATATCGCAAAGTTGATGCAAAACAAACCATCTGGCCAGTTGAGGGTAGTGTAATGAGCTTTAAATTAGTAGCACAAGTCTTTGATATTCGCGTCGGTAATCCGCTGCGCAAGATGGTGCTAATCAAGCTTGCTGACCAAGCTAATGATGACGGCTATTGCTGGCCTAGCTATGAGACGTTGGCTTACTCATGCGAGATTAGCCGCAGTTCTGTCATTAATCACATCAAATGGTTAGCTGAAAATGATTTTCTATGGATTGAGAAGCGCTATGACAAGGATGCGCAGAAAAATCTAAGCAATATTTACCACCTTACTTTGTCAAAAGGTAAGCAAGCAAAGGATGTTGGTGGTGTAGCAGTTACACCAGTGCAGGAGATACACCACGAGGGGGTAGTGCAGGAGATACACCACCCTAGTGTAGGAGATACACCAGAAGTAGTGCAGGAGATACACCACCCTAGTGTAGGAGATACACCCAAACCTATCATTGAATCTATCAGTAAACCTATCATTGAATCTAACGACTGGATTGATGAAAGTTTTGAAGCGTTCTATGAGTCTTATCCAAACAAGAAAGGGAAAGGGCAAGCACAGAAAACTTGGAATAACGTATTCACAGGTAAAAGTAGTCACAAGAAACCAAGTAATCCGGTTGATCTGTTTGAAACGATCATGAGCGCCGTCAAAGCACAAACACCAATCATTCTTGCTTCAGAACCGCGTTACAGAAAACATCCTAGCACTTGGTTAAACGCTAAAGCATGGCTTGATGAAGTCGATCAACCACCAGTCAACCACCAGTCAAGCAACCAAAATACTTATCAGGGGAATGGATATGCAGCACATCAATCAGCTAACAGCCAGTATCAGCCAAAACGATCACAAGCAGACAGCTATGCAGCCAACCTCGACGCACAACTCGCAGCAGAGCGAGCAGCTAGAGAAAGAGAATATAGCTAGTTTGTTCAAGGGTTGGAAAAAGTTGTTCAGGTCAAAAATGAAAGATGAAGATTGGGATTTGGACACAGTAACCGTTTGGCACATTGCATTGAATGACTTGGGTATCACAGCAGACGAGTTTCATGCAGCTAAACGCAAGTCACTAGGATTGCAATGGCCGCCAACAGCACCAGCGGACTTCTTGGCACTAGGACGGACAGGCGCTGCAAGCGAATACCCCACAGCCAACGACGCTTTTGATAACGCTTGCAGTCAAAGCGGCTTGATTGAAGACAAGTACATCAAGCGCCAGTGGTTGCATGAGGTGGTACAGCTAACAGCACACAGGATCGGCATGGGCAAACTTAAAACCGCAGACAATAAGTTTCTAAGCTACTTCAAAAAGGCTTACGAGCAAGTCTGTAATGAGCATGAGGCTGGCACGTTGTTTCTAGTACCGGAAGAGCGTCAAGTTGCACACACACACACACCAGTGCAGGCAGGTAGTGAGGCAGATAAGCGGATAACAGCGGAATTGGCAGAACTACGGAGAATGAGCGCATGAGCATTATTAAATTTGAGAAAAAAGAATATCAAGTCGTTAAATCGTGCGAGCACAACAATATCAGCATCGACAGAGCCAACAAGCAGATAACGTGTAGAGATTGTGGTATCGAGCTGGACCCATTTGACGCAATCATGGGCTACTCAGATGCGCTAGATGATTGGGCTAAACGGTTGGATAAATATGCAGATGATACCAAGCGTGATTTTGCTCGCAATCAGATAGTCGCTCGCAGACTTGAAAATAAGAAAAAAACCAAGTGCCACCACTGCGGTGAAGTCACAGATATCAAAATCAAAGAGCCAACGCTTTGGGAGTCTCACGAAGAAATGGTTAAGGGGTCGGTATGAGCAAACCAGACCGCTATTTTATCGCCTTCGTGCATATCGACATGCCTTGGTGCAGCAGCCCGAAAGCATGGCAGCCAGTTTCTAACGATATTGTCTTATTCGAGCAGCCGGACATGCCAGCCTACGACGATATTGTGAGTGCCGTTAAGCTGGCGTGTCCAGCAGCAGTTGGCGTCGTGCTGAATAATTTGCATGAGATCAACCACACGGATTTTTTAAGTTTTATTGACGGGAGTAAGGATTGGGAGGTAAGCGCGTGAATAAGTTTATAACCAAGCACTCAGTAATTTTGAATGATTATGAAAGTCATAAATTTGTATCGTTTCAATTCTACCAAAATGGCGTGATTATTAAGAGCAGGCAAGACCAAGTAAGTAACAAGGAAAGTGGTGGTAGTCCAAATCATTTTTCGTCCTTGATAGTCTCGCACCTAAAAAACGATGAAGCTATCAAGCTGCGTGACCGCCTTTTAGCTCGCTATCCTATCGAGCAGGCCAAAGTGAACGTAAACGTCAATCAGTACGTGACGTTTAGATTAACCGACACAGGCGAGCAGATACTTGCCAGCCACAACAACGTCACGCGAGCTAGCAACCCAAATCTAACTGATTATAGTGCTGGCAAGTTCGATGAAGATGGCTTGTGCCGCATGCAGTTATGGCAAGTGATGGGTATTTTTGGTGGTCATTGCGTTATTAGTGCGGAGCCGCCTTTTAAGGGTTGTTTGATAACGGTTGAGGGGGTGGGCGCGTGAGTGAAGATAAGAAATACACAATCGATGATCTTTACAACGCTACCGATGAGCAGTTGGCTAGTTTCTTTAGAGATGGCATCAAACAATATTTTATAGCAATGAATGATGACTACGAAGGCTCACACATGGGGTTTGCTAACGTGACAGATGCAAATATTGTGATTGAGATTAAACCAGCTAGACCGTACGAGAAATGGATTAAGCGAATACCATGAAAAAAGACCCATCCGACTACACCGCTGGCGAAGCTAAGTACGCAGCTCGCCAGCTTGCGGTCAAGGCTGGCAAGCCTAATGCTATGACGTACTTCAAAAACGTCGCAGTGACCAAGGCAGGCGATTTTGTAATCGGCCTATCGTACAACCTCGAATTACAGCGTTACTCATGTAGCGCTATCGAGATAGACGGGGTGAGATTTAATGATCCGTGTCGGTGGGATGAAAGAGGGAAGCCGCTAGAAGGCGATGTAAGCGACTTAATTCTTGGTTCGGTACATTCATCAGTAAGAACTATTTAAAACGCAAGGAGGGTGTGAAATTGGCACGTAAAGCAGCTATTAGATGGTCGAACATCAGTGAAAGCAAAGTTGGTCAGGCTAATGCTGCAAAAATAGCACGATTATGGCCAAAAAAAGGCGCTAAAAAATCTAAGTTTAATAATATCGAAACCACGATAGATGGCATTCATTTTGACAGTCAGGGTGAGGCCAGCCGTTATTGCCACTTAAAGCGATTTGAGGAGCAAGGACGGATCAGAGATATACGCTTACAAGTAGCGTTTGAGCTGACCCCTACGATGCGCGATGAGGCTGGCAAGATCACGCATAACGCTATGAACTATATCGCTGACTTCGTTTATTTCAACATCGAGAAAAATTGCGAGGTAGTAGAGGATTTTAAGGGTAGGCGTACTAGAACGTACATTGATAAATCAAAACAGATGGCTCACAAGTACGGGATCATCATTTACGAAACTACAGCTAAGAACAATAAGGAATTTATATTATGAGTACATCAGTGAATGACGTTAAAGCTGTTTCTACCAAAAGAGCCGTATTTGGTAAATTAAAGGCGACCGTAGTGCTGGGCGATGACGGTATTACTTACATTCAACGATCACACGCTGTAAAGGGGCTAAAGGTAATTAGTCAGACGTTTGTTTGTCAAATTAACAAACTAACAGGAAGTGCCGGTGTCGCTATTCAGATGGATGACGAGTTACCGCGTGAATCATGGCGTAAGTTTGTAAGTGTGAGCCACATTAATGATTATTGCCGATTGCTTGCTAAGAGTAACTCGCATAAAAAAGAAGCCAATCCTGAATTTGTAAAATGGATTAATGGAACGGTGTTTTTTGAACCTACTTCATTTGACGACACATTCAACGATGACACGCCAGCGCAGACGTTTGGTGGTATTCAACGGGATATGGGTACACAAGACAAAAGCGAAGCTATCTTAGTGACAGCTTGTTCTAAGTGTGGAAGTACCGTACCTGCTGACAGTGTAGACAAGCCAGCGCTAAGCAGATGGGCTGCTAGGTTCTTAAAGGCGGTAAAAGGTATCGAGGTGAGCGAGTGAAAAAGATAACGTTAAAAGAAATGCTTAGTTCTTCAGATGAAGAGCTCGCTGGTGCAATGCGTGCCGCTATCGAATATCACTTGAGTGCGACTAATGGGGGCAGCCATTGCGATCAGACTATGAATACTTTGGATCGGATAAAAGATGCAGTTGTGGTCATTGGGATAGCAAATAAGGATGTGAGCAAGTGAGTAAGGTTAAGGCGTTCTTTAGTAAGCCATCCATGCCTTTTGACAAAATTCTTTTACTTGGATTCTGCGAGCTTTTACTAATTGTGATTAAAGAAGAGCACGGTCGGTTTTATGGATTAATAAATAATGTTTATTACGCTGTCTTTACAGCCGTAATACTGGCTTTGTTTTTACGGTTTATTCGATTGATTAACGAAGTGAGAGCAGGGAAATAAAAAACGTCCAAGCTGGCAGGCAAGGACGTTTGGGTATTACATAGATGTTTGATCTGAGTAACGATAACGAGTTGATTATATCTGCATTGCAAAGCGGCTGCAATGTTCATTATCTCAGGGATACACTATGGCTAAGCGACTAGGTTTTACTAAGCGTGATTTAAAAAGTATTAATGTGACTGTCGGGCTAAACTTGGCAGCAGCAAGGCGTAACGCTGGCATGAGTCAAACAGAGGTCATGCAAGCGGTATGGGGTGTGTCAAACAATCGCAATCGTATCAGTGAGATTGAGAATGGTAAGCACAATTTATCACTAGCAGACCTTCTTATATTTCAAGATTTATACGGGCAATCAATGGACTATATCCTTGGGCTTTCATGCGAGCCTGAAATGGATATGCTGGCGGGCACCGTTAATCATGTGGTCAATCAGTCTCAAAGTCTTATTCAGATGCTAACGACTGAGCTTGCCAGCGTCATGGTGACTCATGTTAAGTCTATCTGCAAAAACGATCACGAAGCATTGCTAGCCAGCGCAAAACAGCTTTGCCAGACTGCTAAGATGGATAGCGCTAATACGGTCGTCGGTAGTCCAACTTATCAAGCGATAGGCGATGTTATGCAAGTCATTAGAGATATCGAGGTTAAGCAGGCAAGACAGGCGCAAGCGATTGATATGCAGATGACACAGATTGCTGAGCGCGTCGATAAAGAGGATAGGCATAGACTGCTTGCTGATCGTGATAAGCATTACCAGTACAGCATACCGCTTGCCAAACCTAAGACGATGAATGACGATAGCTTTACCGCTAACCCTAACGATGTTTTTGTGGGGGTGACTTGTGGCGGATAGTCAAGCGAGCAATCAGCCGCTACCCGATGATGTTTGGGAAGCAGCTAGGTTTATATGGGAAAATACAGCCAGTATTAGTGATAGAGAGTTGGTTGACTATCTGACTACTCATTTTGGTGACGATGCGCCTAAAACTAACAGCGCAGTTAGCAAGCGTAGGAGAAAAGAGGAATGGGATAAAATAAAACTGGTATCATCTAAAAAAACAGGCACCAAGAAAGGCAAAAAGCAGGAACCAAGCGAGGAACCAAGCCCAAAAAACGGGAACCAAAAAGCGCAAAAAAATGAGGTGGTGCCCGCCAAAACTAATAAAGCACAAAATGACGATAAATCAGGAACCAAGGCACCAGTAAACGATGCGATTGAGCAAATAACTAATAGTGTCGTTATGGGCGTAAAAGACCGCGCCGCTATCATCGTAAAGACTCGTAAAAGGTGGCGCTTAGTGGGTGAGATTGCCGATCAAACAACCATATTATCCCTTGGTCTTGTTGATATGGCAAACGATAGCGATGCAGACCCCGAGGAGATACAGAAGACCTTAGTTTTAACGAGCGCATTATCCAACACGCTAGATACGCTTACCCGCTCTCTTAAAACCATATCCGAGGTAGAGCTGCCTCTATGCGGAATCACCCCAGAGGACTTTAGCCAGTCCGACCAAGATAGACGCTTAGGAGCGCTTGAGGCATTGGGTGATATTGACGGGCAAGAACGAGAAGCAAGGGATAGATTGAAGGCTGAGCTTGATGATAGGCTTGAGTGGATTAAGGAGACAGCCAGTAGCGGCGACTTTGGGCGCACGCCTGAGCTAGACGATGACGACGACATAGAAGAGATAGACTATACGCAAGTTGACGACTAAGGAACACCAAGGCGCTTAAACGCTGGCAAGTGCGATAATTGAGTGACTCAAACGCATATAAGGCACTCAGTTATGGCTACCCTAAATTACGACGCTAACGGCTTTATTGTTGGCATAAATCGCATGAAGGACGGTATTGATAACGTCCACGATGACACGCAAGAGATCATACAGATACTCAAAAGCCAAAACCAAATTAGCAACACGCGAATGCGAGAGCTTACCCGTGCTGTCAAGTCTGCAAACTATCGTAGCGAGTCACAAGCCAGCGCAAGTACAAGCCGCACTCGCTCAAGCTCCCTGGATAGACGCCCTCGCATATCCTCATCAGCCAGTAGTGATAGATCGACTAGCCAGCGGATAAACCGTCCAACAGTCAGCCGCGATAGCATAGGCGCGGCTGATCGTGGCCGTAACTCATCTGATCGCAGTACAAGGTCGAGTGATCGCTCGCCTGGCAATAATCGCCGTGCGCGTGACGCTAACGGCTTTATTGTTGGCATAAATCGCATGAAGGACGGTATTGATAACGTCCATGATGACACACAAGAGATCATCCAGATACTCAAGAGCCAAAACCAAATTGGCAACACGCGAATGCGAGAGCTTACCCGCGCTGTTAAATCCGCAAATTATCGTAGCGAGTCACAAGCCAGCGCAAGCACAAGCCGCACGCGCTCAAGCTCACTTGATAGGCGCCCGCGTATATCCTCTTCAGCTAGTACCGATGGCACCAATAACCGTAATAGCAATAGATCATCTAGCGGTTCAGCTAGTCGCTCAACGATTAGCCGTGCCAGCTCAAGCGCAGCTGATCGTGGTAGCAATTCATCCGGCTCAAGTAATCGCAGTACAAGCTCAAGCAACAACTCACCCGATAATGCTCGACGTGAGCGTGATGCCAATGGGCGCTTTATATCGGATGGTAGTAATAGCAAAAGAGGTTTTGGCTTGCCTGGTGGTGGTATGGGCGGCCTTAGTAATGATGTTAGCGGCATGGACCCGATGCTTGATAGTATTAGAGAGGCTAAAGAGCTGCTATCTCCTATCGGACGCGCTGGCAATCTTGCCGGACGCGGTGCTAAGTTCAGTTGGTCAAAGTTTAAGTCAATGAAGCGACGCGAGCCATTGTCTAATGATGAGACGCGGCACAATCGTGAGAATGAAAAGCTACTCGATAAGATTTGGAAAGCGATTAGAAAGCAAGGCGGCGGTGCTGGTGGTGGCTTGCTTGATGGGTTGCTCGGTGCTGGTGGTGGTCGTAACAGACGTAACAGACGCAGGGGTCGAGGCGGTCTATTTAGAAGGGGATTGGGATTTTTAGGTAAAAAGTTACCCTATATTGGCGCAGCAGTGGGGGCGGGTGCGCTTGCCATGGATTGGGGTGGTCTCAATCATAAAGAGAAATCCGCTGGTGTTGGTGGCTTAGCAGGTACAACCGCAGGTATGGCAGCAGGTGGTGCGGCTGGCGCGACTATTGGTTCTATTGTGCCAGTTGTTGGTACTGTTATCGGCGGTCTTATTGGCGCAGGTATTGGCGGTTGGATTGGTAGCGGTGCGGGTGAGGCGCTAGGCGCGGCTGCATCTCCTTATATTGAGAAGTGGACAGACTCTATCACCGCTTATAACTTGCCTAAGAAAATGAGTGATACGTGGAATGATGGAGTTAAGCCGTTCTTTAGTCGCATGGATGATATGGCTGGCAAGATGAGCGCATGGATTGATAGCAAGACGAGGGGTGTTGTTGATGCGGCTAATGGTTTTGCGGATGGGGTGGTTGATACCACTGGCGGAGTTACGGGGTTGGCAATGGACGCTATGGGTTTTGGAGATAAAGGCCTTGGTGCACTGTCTGCTAAGTACGAAGGTAAGATAGGTTCGGCTAATCCAGATAATATAGGCTGGGCTTACGGCAAGTATCAATTCAACTCAGCCACAGGCGGACTTAATCAATTCTTTAGGGATAATCCTGAATATGCCAAACAATTTAGCGGTCTAGCACCTGCTAGTGATGAATTTAATAAGAAGTGGAAGAGTATAGCTGCTAATGATGGCGATAGGTTTGGTAAAGCACAGGACAAGAGCGCTGCTAAACTGTGGTACGCGCCTGCCGCTGCCAGCGCAAAAGAGAGGGGCTTTAAGATGAATGATCGCGGCGTTCAAGAGGCGATATTCAGTGGTAGTATTCAACATGGAGGTGTTAAAAAGATCATAAAAAGCGCATCGAATCAAAAAGGTTTTGCTGACATGACCGCTGAGCAGCAGATACAAGCCTTTTATAAAAGCCGCCGCGCCTATGCTCGCAAGAACGTTAAGCCATCGGTAATGAAGGGACTTGATAAGCGTTATGACGCTGAGCTAAAAGATGCTGTGGCCTTATCTCGTAGCTCAGAACAAAAAGAAAAGGTAAAGGCTGTGGTCAAAGAGGCAGTCACGCAAAAACAACCTGTCAGCAAAGAGGTTAAAGGCTCGGTAGCTGATAAAGCCAAGAACAATAATAGTGCGCTTGGGGTAAGCGTTGGTAGTATGACACCCGATAAAGCGGGCATTACCAGTAGTAGTTTTGTTGAAAATAAACCTATGATTTTCAACTCAAGCACATCAACCCGCAAGGATTTTAGCTACAAGCCTGCCAACTTGCCAGCCACACCCGTGCTAAAAATACCCGCCATGCCTAAGATTAAAGAACGACTAGACAGTGGTGGCAGCAATAAACCTATCATGCTGCAATCAAGCAATGATACAATTAATCAAAATTTGTCGGATAGGGGGTTAGCGCATGCAGTTACAGGCGGGTTTGGTCAAGATCGTTATTGGGGTTAGTTTGTCATTGAGCTTATTCACGCCAGCGCTGGCAAGTGATGACTACAACTGTACGCAGTTAATGTATGAGCATGGGTTGGCTACTTCAGCGCAGCTATATTGTGGATATGAAGATTACAGTGAGGCTGTAATTAGTAAAGCCAGTCAATGTATGGCACTCGCAGAAGATCATGGGGAGTCAGATCGATTGAAAGAAACTTTAAAAGAAGGGTTGGCTGATTTTCAGGCAGAGTATGAAAATGCCAGTAATAAAAAAGAGATATGTAGTGTGTTTGCCGATCAGTTTCCACTATTTGTAAGACCGTAAAAATATAAGTTTATGAAGAAGGGCTTGCGTTTAAGGCGCAGCCCTATTTTTTTAACTAAAATTAAGAGAGTCCAATGAAAGGTTCTTCAGATATGCCACCTTTTGGTGACATCCTCAACGCGGGTATTCAGGCAGTTAAGCAATTATGCAATCGAACCAACGGTATTACTCCTAAAGCTTTTGATAAGAAGGTAGAAGAAATTACGGGAATTACAGGCGAGCATTTAAAAATATCTTTTGTGAATCCTGAGTTTCCTATACATGCAGACGATGAAGATGAGGACATGGTTGATTCTTGTTATGCGTATTTAACCGAGATAATGCTATCTTGCCTAGTGGCAATAGGCGCGATAAAAAGTGAGGTTTTCAATATTGAAGCGAATCTAGGGCAGTCTTCTATTCACCTTATCCCCTTCAATAGCAGGATTACGCCTGAAAATTTAATACAGATAGATCCCTTTGGTAAGATTTATTTTTGGCTGGCAGGCGATAATTTTGCAAATTACCGACACTCTGATGTTTCTTCTAATACATACCAGTCGAACCTAGGTAGATTCGATTCTAAGAGCTTCCGAGTCTTGCGCGAGGTTAATAAAGCTGCTTATGGGGAAAAAGGCGACCCTTTAATTAATCATTTAATTAGCGAAACGATGCGCCGTACTTCTGTATTTATGAACAACTATGCCAATGTAATTGCAGCGAACGACCATGTAAAAGTGACGCCAAAAATGATACTGGATGAGGTTTTTCATTTAACCCCATTACAGTTTGAGCATCTTTGTTTGAGTGTGGTTGAGGCCTCGTTAAAGCGAGAGGATCCAAATGCCATTTTCAGCGCAAAGCATACAGGACAGAGTAATGACGGTGGTATAGACGGTATTATCACGCAAGACTGTGGCGCTGATGATATTCATACTTATTATATCCAAGCTAAGCAGTACAGCGAAGGTAATAATATATCAAACAGAGAACTGCGCAATTTCGTTGGTGGTTTTACACCTGATACTAAGTATCATCATGGTATATTTATTACTACAAGTGATTTTACCAAGCCAGCACTGGATTATGCTCAAAACCTAAATAGCCATAGTTTAATTTTAATTAATCAGATGGCTTTATTGGATTTGATGCTAGAGCATGAAATAGGTTTAGAGAAAGTACAGACAGAAACGTTAGTTATGAATAAGTCGTTCTTTAAAAAATTACGAAAGCATTAATATGTAATAGCGCTTTCCTATATCTCTAACTAACGGTTGTTAGTTATGCGCTGGCAAGAATACAGCGCTAGGAACACCCCAGCCAGCACCACAGCAAAGCCCCTTAAACTAAGTATATTAACTATGCTTACTTAAGGGGCTTTTTTCATGGCTAAGAAAACAAAACTGATTACTTATAACTTGAGTGATCGTGGTCGCTCAAAAGATATCGGTACAGACAGATCGGACGTAAGCGTTCAGTCGATGGTTGATAACATCAACTCAAGCCGCACACAAGAGCTGGTCAATAGCGGTGATATGTACGGCTACTACGGCCATGAGTTGCGTGGACGTTTCGGTATGAATCCGCCAGACGTTTGGGTAAACCCTAACACCAATGAAACCATCCGCATTGAACCAGCTATCCGCACTATCAAGTTATCGGCTGATAATAGTGGCAATGTCTCAACGCAGCATGAGTTTTTAGACACTGATAGCGGTAAATACTCAGAGCGCCTATATGCAAACAAGGTAGGCGGCTTTTCTAGTGCTGTCATGCGCAAACGTGGCGCTGGCGGGTTGTATGATGTCACAGGCTTTTATGGTTACGACTTTGTGCGACAGCCAAACTACAACACCAATCGCGGTGACGGACTTTTTGATGCTCTATTCATCGAGCAAGAGGATGGTGAATTTGCATTTGATAGTGCCGCTGGCATGACCTCGCAGCAATCCGCTATCAAGTCAGCATTAGAGACAGCCATTGTCCACCAGTACGACAGTATCTTAACGGCTATTCAGTCGGACGCTATGATTAATCACTACCAGAATGAAGTGGTCGCCGCTCAAGAAGAGGCGATTAATCGTGAATTGCGTCAAAAGAACATCCAAGCCAAACGTGCCAGCCGCAAAGAAGTGCTATTTGACAGCCTTGTCTGCCCGTCAGTGCCATTTAGTGAGATTGCCGCGCAATGGGACAGCTTTAACGACAAGGGCACCAGTGACAAAGATTTACGCACGACTGAGAGCGCTAAAAAAACGCACTTGGATAGCGAGCGTAAGACTGAGCGTGTTTTCTTATTTGGTAATCGATAGGGGTGGGTATGAGCAACAACAGACTGTTATCTCCTCTTGAGTCTATGCAAATGGCGTGGGGCATGGTGCTACGCGACTTTAGGCAATGGTGTTCGCCTTCTGGTCAAAAATCCATACGTGACTGGAAAACGCGCCGCATTGAGGGCGCTATTATCGTTTCAAAGACAGGCATGATAGATGACGCTGAGGCCATGCTAAAAGCGGTGCAGCAAAACGAAAACGCTAAGGCGATGGGCGATACCACCAATAGCGGCACCTCTGTATATCTACCCATGATGGTGACAGCCATTAGTGCTATTGAGTCACCACCTGAGCGCGACGTGGTGCAGCCTAACGCCAACTGGCTAAATGTCATCGTGCCAGCGGACCCATTGCAGCGTGTGGTGCAACTTCGTACCGCTGCTATTGCTTATCGCTGTCAAATTGCCTTTTTTGCCGCTGATCCTCACGCCGCCTCATCTATTGCCAAGCAGTTTGTAAACTTTTGGACACATGAGGGCAAGCGTAGTTTTGACGTGGCTTATGAGCTTGGTTTTGCTGGCATGTCTATTGTCAAAGACAAATGGAACTTTAAGGTCGTTGAAAACACGCTTTATCCTGACAAAATCGATGTCGGCATTAAAAACATTCATGGTGCTACGGTTGATTGTGTGGTCGTAGGACTTGAGCCTACGGTGGTTGGCTTAGGTCATCTTGACGACGATATAACGGACACGGGAGAGCCAGACGGAAGTATTCCACCAGGCTTGCCACCAGTGCAAGGCCATCGTGACCCGCCTGAGTCGCTAAATGGCGTGGTTGTTGAGGCTGATGTGATTGACAAAGCTGCTGGCAGGCATACGCGGGTTAATGCTAATCCTGACACTGGGGTTATTACTCAGAGTGAAATTAAGGATTAACCGTGACCAATAAGCCCACCAACCCCAACCTAGTGACCATTGACGCACGAGCCGCAAGCTATGACGGTGATCCGGTGCGCATACTTGCAGTGACGTCGGCTGACAGTGGCAAAATATTAGTCGCCAAGCAAGATCACTGGAAGGATCAGCCAAAAGCCAAAGAGAATACGATTGTCGTTACTGATACGCCTAATCTTTTTGGACATTGGGGCATGGCGTTTAATGAGAAGGAGCAAATGAGCACGGTCATGAGTGCGTACAAGGCGGCTAATGCAGCAGGTCTTTTAAGCATTGATGACTCGCTGGCACGTTATGATCCAAAAAATGTTATCCAGACGCGCAAGTTTGACGAGCGCGGACGAGCATTAGACTTTGGCAGCATGGGGATGAATAACGGGCATATCGCGGTACTTCTTGCTATTTGGGCAGCAAGACAGGCACATGGGGGTTATGTTATTACACGCCAGCCTAGTGACGATGGTGAACCGCTAGAGGATGATGATGACAGTGAGTTTGAAATGATGCCGTTTAGCATCTAAGGCTTTTTAGTGATTGAGAATCTATATGAGCTACCAGAGTGGCGTGAGGTGTGTAAGCGGTATCGCTATGACATAACGCGCTTTGCCGTCGAAGCGTTAGGAATGACTTATGCCAATGGTCAGGGCGTAACCCCGCAGCAAGAAACGCTTTTTAAGTCGATTGTCGTGCCTGGCAGTCGAACCACTGTGGCGTCTGGTCATGGCTGTTTTGGTATTGATACTGAGATCATGCTAGCGGATGGTTCGATTAAAGCAGTGCAGGACATCACCCTAGACGATAAGATCATGGGGGATGATGGGGAAAGCTCGCGTGAGGTGCTCGATGTTGTCCATGGTCAAGAAAGCCTTTACCGCTTTACCTACTCAGACGGCACAAGCCATGTGTTCAATGAGAGCCACACGCTATGTATGCGTAGAGCTGGCACGACCAAGACGTTAGCCGTTACGGACTACTTAAAAGACGGCGCAGGCATAGGGTTTTACTGCTACCGCTTGATTAACGGCGTGACCATTGATATGCCTATCAGGTCAGTTGAGCATCTAGGTTTTGGTGACTACTATGGCTTTATGCTCGATGGCAACAGTCAGTTTCTAGGCGGTGATTTTACCGTACTTCATAATACAGGCAAATCTAGGTCGGCTGGCATCGTCGCTTTATGGCATCTGCTGTTTTATCCTGAATCAGTCATGCTATTCACAGCACCGCAAATTGGACAGCTACGCACAGTCGTATGGAAAGAGATTAATATCTGTTTGCAGCGACTAAAGAACAACCCCGCAGTTGGCTGGCTTGCTGATTTTGTGGTCGTACTTGCTGAAAAAATCTATATCAAAAACTTTAAAGATACGTGGTTTGTTTTTGCCAAGACCGCACCAAAACATTCACCAACCAACATTGCTGGTCAGCATGGCGATCACTACATGGTATGGGGCGATGAAGCGGCTGGTATTGATGACGAGGTGATGGAGGTTGTCATCGGCGCATTGACGCATGAGAATAACCGCGCCGTACTCACAAGCCAGCCCGCTACTAGCACAGGGTTTTTCTACGACACGCATCACAACTTAAGCCTAACCAATGGCGGTATCTGGGTAAACCTCATATTCAATGGTGAAGAGTCGCCACTGGTCAGTAAAACAAAATTGGTTGAGGCGTTATATCAATATGGCAGCCGCGATCACCCAGGCTATTTGATTCGCATACGTGGGCTATTCCCCGAACTCAAAGGCAAATACTTACTCACTCGTACTGAGATCACTAATATGCTGGCACGTAAGCCAGTCGTGACTGAGGATGACGAGTACGGTTATATTGTGACAGTCGATGTGGGCGGTGACGTTGGACGAGATCATAGCGTTATCACGGTGATGAAAGTTGTTGATAAAGACTATAACGGGCGCATAGAGCGCCATGTCCATGTGGTTGATATACCGCTGTTTAGCAATCGCGCTAATATCAATGAGCTAAAAGCGCAAATATATAGCGTCATGGCTGAGTATGCAGGGGCAACGCTAGTTATTGATCCAATGGGTGCTGGCATGGGATTGTGTCAGCTACTCAAGTCTGAAGGCTTGTACTTTGAAACGGTCAACTGGGGCGTGCCTTGTTTTAACAATAACTTGAAAGCGCTTTACTTTAATAAGCGTGCTCACGCCTATGTCAGCATGGCGAAAAGCGTTGAGCGCGGCATCTTTAGTGTGAGTGATAAGGTGCGTGCTCAGTACCAGATGATTAAGGATATGGAAACACAAATGAGCCGCTTACCGTACTTCTTTGATGAGCGTTCACGCTGGGGCATTGTCAGTAAAAAAGACATGGCAAAAGACGGTATTACATCGCCGGATATTGCCGATACATTTGCTTTTGCGTTCATGGAACGGATCAGTTATACACCGACCAATAAAGTTGAGTATAAGGGCAGCGAAAAGGACAAAAAGGGCTGGGAAGATCTTAGCGCTATGGCCGATATGCTTTAGAAATTAGAAATTGCTAATTATCTAAATTAGAAAGAAATATATTTAACGGTAAGCTAATGATAATAAAGGCATTTATCTTATATTTATTTCTAATATAGCAACACTTTACGATCCATTTATATGCGCTTACCTGTCAACATTCAGGCGGCATATCAAGACGTTTATACATCCATAAAGCGAGGTTTACCCTGTATGGAACACAGCCAAACGCGCCAGCCAGCACGCGTTAAAATAATAATCACTCACATACACGTATATTGAATGGTGAATAATAATTATGGACACATTATCAAAGCCGGTTGTTTTTACGATAACCGAAGCTGGCAAGCAAGCAGCGTTGATCGCTAATGCAGATTCAGCATTGATCAAGATAAACATAAAAGAGGTGGCTATTGGCGATGGCAAGTATCTACCGACTGGTAAAGAATTGGCGCTTAAAAAAGAGATAAAGCGATCAAGCATTGTATCGGGCGGCGTAGAGATTGATTCCAATACGCTGAGGTTTAGCAGTACGATAACAGACAAAAACATTACGCCAGTATATGAAATAGGGCTTTTTACAGACGATAATTTATTGTTTGCCATTGCCGCATCTAATACCGATCCGCTATTTACAGTCCATCCTGACATATCTTTTGTAGGCGCTTTTGGTTTGTCTCTTGATGGTGTGTCAGCCGAAAGGGTTACGGTTACAACCAATTCCGATGGCGCAATGGCCGTTGCTATCATGCAGCAGCATTTAGCGTCAAGAGATCCGCACCCACAATACCTGAATCAAAAAAGGTTTTTGCAGTTTTTGGAGATCGCATATCCTTACGGGTACAAACACTGGACAACCAGCGCCGAAAGTCCTGAGCCGTTATTTACGGCGATGTTTGGCTATCGCACGTTTTGGCGCCGTTTAGAGGGTGTGCAGCTAGTAAGTGTTAGGGATGGCGACCCAGTTATAGGTGATTACGGCTTAGTTGCCGGTAACGGCGGGCTTGATAAGACTGATAACGACAGCCCCAACAATTTTACGCACTACACAGGCTACCTATGGGAACGTTACGATCCTGACGCACCAATTAGGCATAACGCCATATCACGCCGTAACGGCATCCATAAATTCAAATAAGGCAAATACATTATGAGTAAATACACACCTATAGACAAGTGGCACGGTGAGATCCGCCAGTTTGATGTTAATGAGCTTGTGGAGGGAGGGACAACAGGGCTTGACAACATACCACACCAGCAGTTAGCAGATTCGTTGTTTCATCTAAAAAAGCGTATTGAGGCAATCGAGAAAAGAGGCGGTATCGTTATATTGCCTGACGCCGCATCTATTATCACCACCGATAAAGGTAATGGTGCTGGTGATGTTACATTTAGGGATAATAGCCCAGCAACCGACGGTAAGCCAGTAAGTATTGAACAGATCATTAGATCGGGCGTTGGTTGTGGCAATGTTACTAACACCAAAAAAACCGGCACGGTTAGCAATGGCCAATTAACAGTTGGGTTTGTTAGTCCGGCTGATATTGCCGCTGAGGATATATGCGAGGTTAAGTATGTTGCAACCAATACCGCAACAGGGGAAACGGTCACTAAGGTTATTCAAGGGCTTAACACGGGATCGGATTTAAAGTTCCCTAAAACGGTTATCGATATTATTGGTTACAAGGATGGGGATTACAGTGCCAGCCACTTTGATGGCGAAAACACGAGGGTTTACCTAACAAACGCGCAAAACGGTCATGAGATCGTTGTTACTCGTACAGCTTCAGCAGTCAATTCTGTCACGACTGGCGGCTGGGGGAATATTGCATCAGGTGTTGTTCAGTGGGGAACGGCGGATATAGAGGGATTTCACGCTAAGCTATACACAGAGGAGAGTTATAGAAAGACTGAACGCAATATGTACACAATGACTTATATTGCTGAGGATAAAGACGACATAACGCGCAAAGCGTTACATTTAAGAAAAATGAGGGGTGCTTCTTGGGGTACTCAACCTAGATTGCCGTCGCAGGAAGACGCGGAGATATACGGGTTTGGTGAAGCTGTTAAGCTAACAGATGATACCGTTGATATTTATTTTATTGCCAGCAACTCAACCAAATCGATAGCAGAGGGTAAGGAGCTTACGATAAGTATGTTTAGCTCATATAGCGCCCCCAACCCTAACGGAACCGCCCTTCCAGTCTCAAGAAAGGCGGGCGCTGGCGACATAGTAAGAGCTACTGTGCAAAATGGCATTGCACACTTCCCTAATATACCGATCCCCAAACTAAGCGTAGAGTTGCTTGATAGGGAGGAGTTAAAATCAATAAACTACGAAATTGGAACGCCGGACATTCCTTATGCGGGTGATGGTACAGGTTTTGAGGAATTTGATACATCATCGAAAGCATCTATCTGTAGAGGTAGAAGGGACTATGACGAACGCTATATCACTGAGCAGATTGAGGGCTTGGATTTGTGATAGACAACACTTACTTTAACGCCGTCCGATCTCACGTTGACTTATTGGTACGCCGATCGCGTACCGATAAGCTCATTATCTGGGACGTGGGGCGTGACGAGATACACGACCCAACGCTAATCGCCTACCGCGCCTATGGCAACCGTGATAATGCAGATGTTGTCATGCTATGCGCTGGCACGAATAGAGTAGGTGAGGCGTTACCCAATCGCCGCATCTACTTGCCATTACCCGCCAGCCTAGCGCAAATCAAGCGTACTTATGCCAGTAGTGAGGTGATGAATGGCTGAACCTACCAACTATCTAAGCGAAGAGCGCGAGGACAGCACAAGCTGGCAAGATCGTAAAACCAATGCCATGACGCTTGACGAGCTTAGACAGTGGCGATTGCGTACTGGTAAAAGCGTGGGCGATCAGCGTAAACATGCCAGCACTCATAACAAGTACCTCAAAGAAACGATGCAGGATATCGAGGCTGGCAAGCGGCTAAATAATCGCCAACTTGCCTCGCTTATCAAGTCCGCAAAAAGCCGTGCTGGTATCAGTGCCAGCGAGCTACTTGAGTTCACATTAGGCGATACCAAGCGTAATAACGAGCTTAAGAAAACCATGAACGCGGCGGTGCTTGATGCCTACCTTGCCAATGTCAAAGCCGCATCAAGCAAATTTTTAGGCGGCATAACCCCAACCGATGTTATCAATCAATCAAGGCGTGAGGATATTAACCGCGCCAATACTCAGATATTTCTAGCCAGCGTCTTTAAGCGCCAGGGTAATATTATTAAGTTTGTTACTAATGCTGGCTTGAACAGTCCAGACACGCATCATTATGTGTCTGTGCAACTACTAGACTATCCAGAGCTGCTGCTAGGTCGCACACGCGCCCCTAGTGTGGTTGATGTCAAGAAAGCGGTCATTGACGGTAAGATTAATTTTGATTGTGATTGTGGCCGTCATCGATACTGGTACCGCTACCTAGCCACTGTGGGTAAGTATAACTTTGGGGTAGATGAAAACCGCTACCCCTCAACTCGCAACCCTAAAGGTTCTGGGGTAGCTTGCAAACACGTATTGCGAGTCATGAAGCATCTTATGAGTCCTCACATGATTGCTAAGGTGAAAGGATATGCAACAGACGATATCGCTAAGGCAAGCAATAAGATTAAACCGCACCGTCAAACGTCTAAGCAATTAGAGCGTGAAGCAGCCAAGCAGACCGAGGCGCTAAACAACTGGAATGGCCGCCTTCATTGGTCTAAAAAGATTAAGCAAGCCGCGCTTAAGGCTGAAAAACAGATCAAAGCGGAGCAAAAACGAGCGCAAGCCAAGTCACCCAATCAGCCAACGCAAGCGGAACGTGCCAGCTACCAATACGCACGCGCACAAGTCGGTAAAAAAGGCGTACCGGATAATTTTAAACAGATATATCAAACTGAGATCAACACCTATCAAGGCAAGTGGGGCACTAAATGAGTTTAAGAATAGAGAATACGTTAGTTGCCAATGGTCAGGCGCTTACCAATCGCATCATTACCTTGCGCAGTCAATCGGTGATCCCTGTCTTTGCCTTTAGGCGCGTGGTGCTACCAGTTAATGCGGGTGATGATAGCCGTGATTTTGTTACGTGGTCAGGACTGGGTACGGTGAGCGATAACGATGAGCACGCTATCGACTATGAGCCGCTAGGCCATGCAATGGTGTTGATCCTTGATAGCTTAGGTGGCGCGTTTCATGATGGTGGTATGTTTGTGACTAGCGAGGAGCTAAGCTCAATGGCGCTCGTTGAGCCGTATGATATAAACCTAGATGGCGATGACCGTATTAAGTTGAAGCCAGACTGGACGCCTGAGAAGGGCGATTTATTCTGCTTTATGCTTAACAACCACAAGGAATATCATGAGGTTACTGGTATAATGGGACAGTCGATGCTGGCAAGTCAGGGTAAAAAGTACGCCTTAGCTCAGCGTTTTGACTTGAATTATCTTGATGCGTTTGATGAAGAAAGTGTTGTTGATGTGGCAGTGCCTTATAAGTAGCAATAACTGGTTATAATAATAGAAATGAAAAATTAAGATTAAGGATGGTTGACTATGATTAACTATATCGAGGTTGGCAAGCTGGTTCCATCTGATAAAGAGATTAGAAAGCAGAATTGTGATGGCACGTTCCCCATATTTTGGAACGAAGTACAGCGCAACTATAGCAATAAAGAGGATTTTAAAGGCTTTAGCGAAATGGACTGGCGTTCAGCTTATGATCGAGCGCTAAATACTGACTACTTAGGCGGCGGCTTTATGACCGTGCCCAGTCATGTTTCACTGGATATTATCGCCAAGTATTTTTTCCTAGGACGTTCTCACCATGAATGGGTTAAGCACTTTGACCGCGCAGGATACATAAGCGCGTCACCGCCAAGTTATGACCTGACGCAATTCCGCAACGAAAAATAATAATTAATAAGTGAGTAATCTATGAAAACTGACATTCATGAAATTTGGAATTTCAATAACGAGATACCTAAAAGCTTTGGGCTTGTTAAGGTTAATTCTAACAATTACGCAAAAATCAAAGACGCTAAAAGGCTTGATGTTATTTATCACGAGATAACCGACACGCTGTTACTTGGTGATAATGTGGTTATGATTGATGATAGCCTTGCCGATGATATAGCTATGTATCGTGATAACTTTTTGCCAGCGCCAAAAGAAGAAGGTAGCTTCAACCTCTTTTGTAATCCAATGCCAATGCCGCCAATTCGACCTATAGAGCTACTTAATCTACCTATGATATAAACAATAACCAACCATCAAGCCAGCCTAACCGCTGGCTTTTTTGCGTTTAAAAGCTGTATGGAACACCCCTAAACGAGCCGTTTGGCTAGGTATTACTATAATCATATCAGTTATCTGTAATCACCTGACCAACCAATCGTATAGGATTATCCCCATGCAAGAGAAACAAGCACGAGAGTTAAACGATGCCGCCCATCAAGAGGTTCAAGCCACGCGCGGTATCATGCACATTTTTGCCAACACAGCCAACGCGGGTCAAGAAGTCGCCGCGTTTGATTCTCTGCCCGCGCAGGATGAACACTCTGATCG